ACCCCCGAGGAAGGCGGGATCACCGGTGACATTTCGGCGCTGTTCTCGACGGTCGAGGCAGACGGCTACGACGTCAACGGGCTGATTGCCGCGCGCAAGTTCAAGGGCCTGCTGCGTCAGGCCCGCGCGACGACCGGTGAGCAACTGGCCGATTCGGCCAGTTCGTCGGGGATCGACGCGGCGCCGGGCACGCTGTACGGCGTCGACGTCACCTACCCGCTGCGCGGTCTGTGGCCGACGGGCGCCGGTACGGCCGAAATGATCGGGGGCGATTTCACCCAAGGAATCCTCGGCATCCGGCAGGACATGACCTGGAAAATCCTCGACCAAGCGGTGCTCACCGATGACACCGGCGCCGTTATCTACAACCTGCCACAGCAAGACATGGTCGCGCTGCGCGTCGTGGCGCGGTTCGCGTGGCAGGTGGCACAGACCCCGACCCCCGAAAACGTCGCGGGCGCGTACCCGTTCGGCGTGCTGAAGGTGGCGTGACATGGCAGACGCAAAGATCAGGACGGCGACCACGCTCGACGAGGCCAACGACGCCGGGTTTGTGGGGTCGCACGTCGACGTGCTGCACCCCGACGCGTACACCCTGCAAGGGGTGACGAGTGGCCCGGCGGTGACCGACGACGCGTATGCCAAGCAGCGCGCGGCCGAGCACAAGCCGCCCGACGTGACGGCGACCTCGGCACCGGCGCCCGAACCGGCCGCGTCGTCGAGCAAGTCGACCCCGAGCAAGTCGAGCGGTGGCTCGGCGTCGTCGTGAGCGGTCATGGCTGATTGGCTCACCGACGCAACCGACGCAGGCGTGCTGGTGATCGCCGACAGTGACTACACGTCCGACGGCGACGCCTACACACTGGCGGGGGTCTCGCGACCCCCGCCGACGGGCAAGCCGGTATTGACGTCGCTCAACCCGACGCAATACCAAATCGGGTCGCCGAGCGTGACGTTGCATTGCATCGGGTCGGGGTTTGACCGCGAGTGCGTGATCGCGTTCGCGGGTCACGCCGAGCGAACCGATTTCCACGACGACACCGACGTCTCGACGTTGATCGACTCGCAATATTGGACCGCCGCCGACACCGTGCGCGTGGCAGTCGTCAGCGAGACGCGCGGCGGTTCGGCGGCGATCGACTTCCCGATCGTGCCATGACGCTCACCCCGCAAGAGCAAGCCGACGAGGAAGCACGCGCGGCGCTCTGGCGGGCGCAGGTGCAACGGCGGGCGGCGTTCCAAACCGAGCTTTGGGCGTCGCTCGCCGGTGACCCCGCCGCCGCGCAGGCAATGCACGACGCATGGGCACCGATCCTGCTTTGGTCAAGTGAACGCGACGAGCCCGAAAACGAGCCCGAGGACGACCCCGGGTTTGACCCGCTGAAGATTTCCGACACGGTGAACGTCGGGCAATGAGCACCACGACCGACCCGATCGCCCCGACCGTCGCCGACGTCGCGGCGCTGATCCGAGCGCGCACCAAGGACTCAAACGGCGTCGAGATCGGCACCTTTGACGACACCACGCGGCCGACCGACGCGCAGGCACAAGAGGCAATCGACCACGCGGTGATTGCGTTGCACGAGAAGGTCGCCGTCATCGGTGACCCGTGCACCGACGTCGCCAAGCTCGCGGCGAGCTACGGCGCCGCCGCCGAGATCGAGCTTTCCTATTTCCCCGAGCAGGCGCGCACCGACCGCTCGCCGTATCAGTACCTCCTACAGCGTTACGAGCAGCTACTCACCGGCGTCGAGCAATGCGTGCTCGGCAACCTGCCCGGTCACGGCGGCGATGTCAGCGTGCCGTTCGGGCACGGCACGATGCTCGCGACCTCGGGCGTGGTCAATGACCACTACACCGGCCGCTGGTGGCCGGTGCTGTCACCGGTGGCGCCGCCGCCGGTCGTCAACCCGCTCGACCCCGACGACGAATGAGCCCGGCGGGGTCACCCGGCCCGGCGTTCACAGCGCCCGACGCCAAGGCGCTCGCGCGGCGCCTTGACCGGTGGGGCACCGCGATCGAGGACAACCGCCCGGCGTTTGAGCTAATGATCCCGAGGCTCAGAGAGGGCGAGGCGCAGATATTCAACTCGCGCGGCTCGGCGATCGGTCACCCGTGGCCCAAGGCGGCCGAGCCCGACCGCAAGCTCAACCCGCAACTACTCGTCGCGACCGGGGCGCTGCGCCGGTCACTAGAGAGCAAGACGTCTGAGTCGGTGCAACACGCGACCGCGACCGAATTGCGATTCTCGACGCTCGTGCCGTACGCACCGTTTCACCAACACGGCACGTCGCGGATGCCCGCCCGCCCGATGATCGGCATGACCGACGAGGTACGCCGCGCGATGGCGCACGCCGTGCAAGAGGCTTCGCAGGCGGCGCTCAGGTGAGCGCCACCGGTGCCTACGACCCCGTCGTGATCGGCGGCACCGACCCGGCGACGCAAGCCGAGGTCGGGCCGAGTGTCACCGGCGCCGACGTCGAGGGTGCGGTGCTGCGCACGCTGCGCGACTGGCTGCCGTCTTACCTCGCCGACGTCGAGTCACAGCACGGGGTCGCGCGCGGCTCGACGCCGGTGCCGCGCGGGTGGGTGGTGACCGGGCGCGATCTCGCCAAGCTCAACTCCGACCAGTTGCCGTGCGTCGTGGTGATGACCGGCGGCATCCTGGAGACGCCGCGCAAAGAGGGCGCGCCTGGCGCGCTCACCTGCCGGTGGTCGGTCAACGTCGGCGCGATCTTCAACGCGGCGTGGGGCGGCAGGTCACGCCAACACGCGCAACTGTACGTGCGGGCGATCTCGCTGGTGATGATCCAACGCCCGTTGGAGGGCATCGAGGCGGTCGTCGACTTCCGGGGCGAGACGTATGACGAAATGGACTTCGAGTCGTCGCGTTCCTACTCGGCGTCGATCGCCAATTTCGACATTGACATTCGCGAGGTCGTTTGGGCGCAAGGTGGACCGCCGCCGTACGTGGCACCGCCGACCGACCCGACGCAACCGCTCGACCCGTGGGTGCCGGTGACCGACACCGACGTCGACGTCGAGCACGTACTCACCGACCTACCCACATAGGGAGAGGGCAACATGAGCAGACCCGGCGTCGAGGTTACGTCGGCATCGGCGGCACCGCCGCTCGGTGTGCCGACCGACACATCGGTGCATTTCATCGTCGGCGAGGCGGCGCAGGGCCCGACCGACGGGCCCGTGCGCGTCGGCTCGCTCGATGAGTACACCGCAAAGTTTGGCGGTCGCGTGCCGACCGTGCCGGTGCCGTATGACGCCGTCGAGACGTACTTGCACGACGGCGGCACGACGGTCTATTTCCAGCGCGCCACCGACGGCGCGGCGACCGCCGAGGGCGCCGCCGACGCGCTCGTCGCCGGGGCGACGCTGAGCGCCGCGAGCGCGGGCGCATGGGGCAACGACGTGACGGTCACGCTCACCGGGCCCGTCGTGTCGGCACAGAGCACCAGGGGCGCCAAGGCAAAGAGCGCGCCCGCGCGCTCGCCGCTACTGACCTACGACGTCGACGCGCAAGCGGCCGGTGACCTCTACGACGTCGAGATCGACGTCGCCGGGTCGGTGGTGCGCAAGTCGGTCGCGCCGGTCGCCACCGCCGGGCAGTTGCAGGCGTTCCTCGCACAGAGCGACTACGCCGAGCTTGCCGGGGTCGCCGACCCCGACGCGGCGATCGTCGGCGCCGGGGCGGTGACGCTCACCGGCGGCGACGACGGCGCCCTGCCCGTCACGGCGACGAGCATCGAGGACGCGCTCGATCTGATTCCGTCCGACCTCGGGCCGGGGCAGTTGTCGGCGCCGGGTCACTCCTACGACGTGCACGCCGCGCTGCTCGCGCACGCGGCGGCAAACAACCGCTACGCGCTGCTCGACGGCGACCTCGGCGACGACCTCGCGACGCTCATGTCGGGGGCGGCGGCGGTGCGCGGGGCCGAGCAGGACCGCTACGGCATGTTGTGGGCCCCGTGGGCGACGATCCCGGGGGTTGCCCCGGGCACGAGCCGCAACGTGCCGTGGTCGGCGATACAGGCCGCGCTATGCGCTCGCAACGACCGCGCGGGCAACCCCAATCAAGCGGCGGCGGGGCAGTGGGGTGTCAGTCAGTACGCGACCGGTCTGACGACGACCTTCAGCGCCGCCGACGCCGAGACGCTGCTCGACGCCGGGGTGTGCACCGCGCGCCGGATTTACGACTCGATACAGGCGTACGCGTTTCGGTCACTCAGTGACCCCAACGGGGCCCGGCGCGATTGGGTGCAAGCCAATTGGGGTCGCCTCAACATGGCGATTGTCGCGCAAGCCGAGCGCGTCGGTCAGAGCGCCGTGTTCGCGCAGGTCGACGGGCGCGGGCTCACGATCGCCGCGTTCAACGGCTCGCTTGCCGCGATGCTCAAAGAGTTCTACGACGACGGCGCGCTGTACGCCGAGCCCGGCACCAACGACCCGTCGACGGCGTTCGTCGTCAACACGGGCCCCCAGGTGAACACGCCCGACAAGCTCATCGACGGGATTCTCTCGGCGGTGCTGTCGGTGCGCATGTCACCGCACGCCGAGCTTGTGCAAATCGCAATCGTCAAATACCCGATCACCGTTTCACTCGCTTAGGGGGGTGAGGTATGTCCACGCCAACACGCAAAGATATGTGGGCCGTCTCGGCGTCTGTCGACGGTCTCGGCGACCTCGGGGTGTTCGACACGTTCAGCGGCGGCGACGTCGACTCAGACGAGCAGAAATACCGGCCCGGCGCGATGGCCGCGCCGGTGTCACTCGGCGGCGCGATCGAAATGGCGAACGTGACGATCTCGCGTGACTACGTGCTGGAGCGCGATCACCCGGTCGTGCACAGCTTGATCGCGCTCGTCGGCGTCGCCACGATCCGGGTGACAAAGCAACCGCTCGATTACAACAAGGTGCCCTATGGGCGCCCGCTCGTGTACACGGGCAAGATCAAGCGGTGCCTACCGCCCGAGCACGACTCGACCTCGTCGGACCCGGGGATGATCGAGATTGAATTCGTGCCGACCGGCACCGTCGCATGAGTACCGGCATCCGAGACGCGGTGGCGTCGCGCATCGAGCCCGAGCCCGAGCGCGAGCCGATGCACGAGCTAGCGGCCGGGCGCGCCCGCGAGCACGACTCGTCGCTGCTCGCCGGTCTGCGCCTGCGCGCCCGGCAACTCTCATCCGAGACGACCGTCGACCTCGCGATCCCCGGCTACAACGAGGTTCTATGGGGCCGCTTTGCGGCCGTCTCGCTGGCGCGGGTGCTCAATCAGTCAGACAGCGTCAATCCGATCATGCCGTCGTGGCAGACGGCCGCAGACGCGCTTGCAGGGGCGTGCCGAGGGTTGTACGGGCGCACCGCTCGCGGCGAGCTTGAACCGCTCGCCCACGACGTCGACGTGCGCTTTGACGACGACCTCGTCGACATGCTCGCGCTCGACCCGCCCGAGCGCACGGCGCGCTCGGTGATGGTCACCGCGCTCGGCGGCGGCGAGCTTGGCGAGTCGCGGATCACGGCGCTGTTCATGGCCTATCAGGGGTGGCTACTCGCCGGGGTCGACATCGCGCGCGACGCCGGTGAGCGGGCCGTGGGGGAATCCCGCGCCGGGTGATCGAGACGCTTGCCGTCGGCGCGCTCGTGGGCGTGCCGGTGGCGCGGATCGTCGAGGGTGACCCGATCGAGGCGGCGCTATGGGCCGAGGTCACCCGGCGAGCGGCGGACATACGGGTGCAAATCATGAAAGCCGAGGCGTCACACGTAGGCGCAGCGGTCGCAAAGGTGTTCGGTGGCCGATCAAAACCTTGACATCGTCATACGCGTACGGGGCGGGCAGGTTGCCGCATCGGAGATAAAGGGCGTCTCGACGTCGGTGGCCGGTGTCGGCACGACGACCGAGGAAACGACCAAAAAGACCTCGCGCCTCGGCTCGACCCTAAAGGGGTTGGCCGGGGCGTTTGCCGCTTATAAGGCGTACTCGTACGTCAAAGGCGCGGTCACCGAGACGACGAACCTCGCCAAAGCGACCGCCGGGTTGCAGCGCATCACCGGCATGGACACGCAGACGTCGGCGGGGTGGGTGGCGCTCGCCAAAGAGCGCGGCATCCAGTCAAAGCAACTCAACCAAGGCTTTATCACCCTCGCGCGAAATATCAGCGGGGCGGCGCAGGGGTCAAAGTCGTCGGCGAAGGCGTTTGCCCAACTCGGGCTCAACGCGCAGGCGCTCAAACAACAGACGCCGACCGTGCAACTGTCGATGCTCGCCGACTCGTTCACGGCGCTACCGGCGGGCGTCGACAAGGCGGCACTCGCGCAAAAGCTGTTCGGGCGCCAAGCGCAATCGCTGTTGCCGTTGCTGTCCAAGGGCGGGCGCGCGCTCGACGATCAGGTCACCGAGCTAGGCAAGCAGACGGGCATGACCAATTCGTCGATGAAATCGACCTTGTCGCTCGTCGCCTCGCAACGTCAGTTGCACGCCGCGACGCTCGGGTTACAGGTCGCGATCGGCACGGCGCTAATCCCGATCCTGCAAACCGCCGCGCAGGTCATCACCCCGATCGCGAGCGCGTTCTCGCGACTCATGCAAGGGTCGCAGGCGTTCCGCGTCGCCGTCGTGGCACTCACCGCCGGGCTCACCGCTTATATCGCCATCACCAAGCTCGCGGCAATGGCAAATATCACCCTGGAGGCGAGCATCGCGCCGATCGCGGCAATCGTCGTCGGGCTCGGGTTCGCGTTCGTGATGCTGTACCAACGGTGCGCGTGGTTCCGCAACGCGGTGCAAGCGGCAATGCACGCGGTGGTGACGGCCGTAATGTGGGTCAAGAACGCGGCCGTTGCCGTGTTCGATTGGGTCAAGGGTCACTGGCCGCTGCTCGCCGCGATCCTCGCGGGGCCGTTCGGGCTCGTGGTGCTCGGCATCGTCAAGAACCTCAACACGATCAAGAGCGTCGCGAGCGCCGTTTGGGGCGCGGTCAAGACGGCCGTCAGCGCGGTGATTTCACCGCTGCAAACCGTGTTCAACACGCTGTGGCGAATCGCCAACCTGCCGTCCAAGGCGTTCGGCGCGCTCGGCAAGCTCGCCGGGGGCGTCACCGGCGCGATCGGCAGCGTGCTGCCCCACTTCCAAGCGGGCGGGCACGTAAGCGCGCCGACGCTCGCCGTCGTCGGCGAGGCGGGCCCCGAGGTCGTGGCGCTGCCCGGCGGCGCGACGGTGCACCCCAACGGCGGCTTTGGCGGCGTCGTGCACACGCACGTTTACATCGGCCCGCGCGAGATCGCGCACGCCGTCGGCAGCTACGTCGCCGGGCAGCAAGCGGCGCGATGACACCGAAACAGCGCATCGACACCGCGCGCCAACGCTCGATCAACAACATGCTTGCGGCGCGCGAGGTCTACGGCCGCGAGCGGTCGCGCGTCGCCGCCATCCCCACGTCAAAGCGCGGGCCCGGGAGGCTCACCGGCGGTACGCATGTGACCTTGCAGGCGTGGACCGTGCAACTGTCGGTGACGGCGCTGCTCGGGGCCGACGGCGGCAAGCTCACCGGCGGCTATGGGACGTGGGCCGAGGTCACCGTCCCGCGCCGTCAGGGGATCACGCAGTGGTCGGGGCAATCGCTGTTTGGAATGGACCTCGACCTGATGCTCGACGGGTGGGGTAAGCAGGTGTCCATCGAGCGCCAGATCGCGACGCTCGACAAACTCGCCACGCGCCAACCGGGGATGCTGACACCGCCGTCGCTGCGCATCTTCGGCGCCGTCGCGCGCCCGTCGACGCGGTGGGTGATTACCGGCTTTGATTGGGGCGACTGCCTGCGCTCGACGCACACCGGTGAGCGCCTGCGCCAAGAAGTCGTCGTGCACCTACTGGAATATCGCGAGGACACCGACGTGTTGTCGGTGCCGCGCGGGCCCGCGTCGAGCAAGGCGCCGCGCAAGTACCGCGTCAAGAGCGGCGACAACCTCAAGAAGATCGCGACTCGGATGCTCGGCAAGTCGAGCCGGTGGCACGACATCGCCAAGCTCAACAAGGGCCTGCGCGGGCCCAATATCCCCAAGTCGTGGATCGGTAAAACGATCAAGGTGCCCAACAAGTGACCACGCGGCGCCGCGT